GGATTTTATTTACAGGAATAAATCTTCTAGGTCTATCCCAAAAAGAAGTTGGAAGACTTACATATAGAAAATTTAGAAATCTCTATTATCATTACCAAAGATTTTATGATTTCAAACTAAGAAAAATTAGTTATGAAAAATTAGAAGAAATGGCAATTGAGGATGAGGAATGGTTATAAGAAGGAGGGATGTATATGGCTGGATCATTTGGAGGTACTGTTAAATTAACAGGAGAAAGTGAATACACTAAAGCTCTAAAGACAATTACAAGTAATCTGACAGTTATGGCTAGTGAAATGAAAGTCGTATCAAGTCAATTTGATAAGAATGATAAATCAGTTCAAGCCATAACTTCTCGAAATAATATTCTAAACAAAGAAATAGAAGAAGGTAACAAAAAGATATCTACATATAAATCTGCATTAGAAGACTTTAATAAACAACAAGACAAAAATGCAGTAGCAATGATGGATATGATGTTAAACCTGGAGAAAGAAAACAAAAAGCTAGAAGAATTAAAAAATAATACTTCCTCAACTTCAGAAGAGATAAAAGCTCAAGAAAAAGTAGTTAATAATTTATCAACAGAATTAGCTAAAGCAGAATCACAATATGAGAAAAATAAGATAACAATAAATAAGTATCAGAAGGAATTGAATCTAGCTCAGGCAGAAGTTAATAACTTAACTACAGAATTAAGTAATAACCAAAAAGAATTAGAAGATAATAGAAGCTCTTACCAAAAGATGAACGATACGATAGATGAACAAAAATCAAAATTATCTACTTTAAGAGATAAATATGCATCAGTAGTATTAGAACAGGGTAAGAATTCAGCAGAAGCTAAAACACTAAAAGCAGAAATTAAAAATCTAAGTGAAAATATCAAAGAAAACGAAACCAGAATGTCGAAAGCCACAAAGGAAATTGATGAATTTACACAATCAGAAAAAGAAGCTGGAACACAGACTTTGAAACTTGGGGATTTAATTAAAGCTAATCTAACAAGTGAAGCTATAATTGCAGGAGTAAAAGGGTTAGCGAGTGCTATGGGAACCGTAGCCAAAGGAATTGTAGATCTAGGAAAACAAGCTATACAGAGTTATGCCGAATATGAACAATTAGTAGGTGGTGTAGAAACCTTATTTGGAGATAGTGCTGGAGCAGTTTCTGAATATGCTAACAATGCATATAAAACAGCAGGATTAAGTGCCAATGAGTACATGTCTACAGTAACAAGTTTCTCGGCAAGTCTACTACAGAGCCTTGATAATGATACAGCTCAATCAGCTAAGATAGCTGATATGGCAATAAGAGATATGTCAGACAATGCTAATAAGATGGGTACAGACATGTCGCTAATACAAAGTGCTTATCAGGGATTTGCAAAGCAAAACTATACCATGCTTGATAACCTGAAACTTGGATATGGTGGAACCAAAACAGAAATGGAAAGGTTGTTAGCAGATGCACAAAAAATAAGTGGAATAAAATATGACATTAGCAATTTAAGTGATGTATATGAAGCCATACATGACATACAAACAGAGATGAAAATATCTGGATTATCATATGAAGAAGCAATGGCTAAAGTTGCAAGTGGAGAAATGACATTAGAAGAAGCTACAGAAGCTATGGGAACCACAGCTAAAGAAGCTACACAAACTATCAGTGGATCCGTTAGTGCAATGAAATCAGCTTGGTCAAATTTAATCACAGGAGTAGCAGATGAGAATGCTAACTTCGAGGGATTGATAACAAACTTCGTAGATAGTGTAATGATAATGGCAGAAAACATAGTTCCAAGAATAAGTATAGCCTTAGATGGAATTATAGAATTGGTATTAGGATTAGCAGATACACTATTACCAGAAATATTAAACATAGGAGTAGAATTAATACAAAAATTAATTACAGGAATAACAGGAAATATTGGAAGCCTGATGACAGGACTGAATCAAGTAATAAATACGATACTAAATGCATTGATAACAATGCTTCCACAAATCATATCAGCAGGAATTCAGATAATAGTATCTTTGATCCAGGGAATAGCAACATCATTACCAACACTAATTCCACAAATAATTGAATGTGTGATTTTAATGGCAACAACATTGCTAGATAACATCGGATTAATAATAGATGCAGGAATCCAATTGATAATTGGCTTAGCAGAAGGATTGATGAATGCACTTCCAGACCTGATAGATAAAATACCTGTCATAATTGATAAATTGATTCAAGCAATAGTTGATAACTTACCAAAGATAATAGCAATGGGTATTGAATTAACAGTTAAATTAGCAGTAGGACTTGTGAAGGCAATTCCTAACTTAGTAAAAGCTATACCAAAGATAATAACTTCGTTAGTAAAAGGAATAGCTGAGTACTATTCAAACATGATATCAAAAGGTAAAGAATTACTTGGAAAAATAAAAGATGGATTAGTAGAAGGAATCAAAAAAATTCCAGAAGTAGGTAAGAATTTAGTTCAGGGATTATGGAATGGAATAAATAATGCTAAAGATTGGGTAATTAAAAAAATAAAAGGATTTGGAGATTCGATTCTAAAAGGCATTAAATCATTCTTTGGAATAAATTCGCCTTCAAAATTATTTGAGGATCAAATAGGAAAAAATTTAGCATTAGGAATTGGAGAAGGGTTTACAGATGAAATGGATAGTGTAGCTACTGATATAGAAAATGCAATTCCTACAGACTTTGATTTAGGATTAAATACAAACATTAATCCAGGAGGAAGCATGGATACAAACTTCAGTAAAGAAATGTTAGTAGATGCATTTCAAGAAGCATTATCCGGAATGACATTTAAAGCATTTGATGAAACCTTCGGAGAATTGGTAATAGAAAATGTAGAAAAGGTGGTGTATTCATAATGGCATATATAGAATGGAAGGGAATAAAAAGTGATACTATACCAGGACTATTGATATGTGAATTGCCACCTATCACTAAACCAAAAATGAGAACTTCCGTTACAAAAATTGATGGAAGAGATGGTGACCTAATAGAAGAGTTGGGATATGAAAGTTATACAAAAAATGTCAAAATAGGATTAACCAGAAACTATGATATAGATCAAATAGCAAAATACTTTACAGGAGAAGGAATATTGAATCTATCAGATGAACCGACAAAAGTATATAATTGCAAAATTGTAGATAAAATAGATTTTGAAAAATTGTTAAGATTTAAAATAGCTACTGTGAAGTTTCATACCCAACCATTTAAATATTTGAAAAATGAAGCAACAAAAAACTTAGTAATTGGTACAGAAACATCATTATTAGTAAAAAACCAGGGATTAGAAAAGTCGAAGCCAATAATTACTTTATCCGGTAGTGGAACAATAGAATTAATTATCAATAATAATTCGTTTTTTACTTATACTTTCCCAGAGGGAGAGTCTTCAGTAGTAATAGATAGCATTCAAGAAGAAGCATACTTAGATGGCATATTTAAAAATAGAAACATGCTTGGAATATTTCCAATTTTAGAACCAGGAGATAATGTCATAACATGGTCAGGAACTTTAACACAAATAAAAGTAGAACCAAAAAGTAGGTGGATTTAATGATAAAGGTGTATGAAGCCAATGAAACATTATTCAATCACAATGGTTTAAAAATATTACATCCTACCAAAGCTGAAATTTACATAGAAGATAATGGAGAATATTACATAACACTTGAATCATCAATTGAAGATTTAGAATATCTTCAAGAAGGAATGATTATACGAGCTAACACCAGATGGGGAGAGCAGGGATTCAGACTAACCAATCCTAAAAAGAGAAATAATAAGATTTCAGTAAAAGGATATCACCTGTGGAAAGATAGTTCAAAGTATGTGATAGAGAATGCATACATAGATAGCAAAGGATGTAATGATGCGTTAGATCATATAAATAATTCGTGCGATACCGTAACACCATTTACTACCATATCGGATATAACAACAATAGCTTCAACAAGAATAGTTAGAAAAAGTCTAGAAGAAGCCATAGCAATATTAACAGAGAAGTGGGGAGGACATTTATACAGAGATAACTGGATGATTGGAATCAAAAATAAAATTGGATCCGATAGAGGAGTAGTTATTAAGTATGGTAAGAACTCAAAAGACATTGAAGCCGAAGAAAAATGGGATGATGTAGTAACAAAATTAATGCCAGTTGGATACGATGGAATAACACTGCCAGAGGTTTATTTAGAATCGCCGATTGATTATGGAGTGCCATATACTAAAGTAGTTAAATTCGACCAGGAGATAGACCAGGAACCATACAAAGATGAAAATGGAATTCTTAATGAAGAAGAATATAAAGCTGTATTACTTGATGATTTAAGAAATCAGGCTAATTTGTATTTAATAGAGAATCAATACTTTAAATGCAATTACAAAGTAAAGGCTCATATCGAAGGTGTGGTTGATTTAGGAGATACCATAGTAGTAGAACATGAGCGATTAGGAATTAATTTGAATACAAATGTAATTTCATTAAAATATGATTGCATAATGGATAAGTATGTGGAGATAGAATTCGGTAATTTTAAATCAAAACTAAAAGATTTGATAAGTACAATTGGTAGTAAAACCGAGAAGACCGTTAGTAATTCAAGTGAAGTTGTAAAGGTAACATTAGAGAAACAATTAAATGAAGCCACATCAAAAATATGGGGAACATTAGGAGATAGTTATGTTGTTTATGAAGGCAACAGAATTTTAATAGTTGATACATTACCAAAAGAAAATGCAACCAATGTAATAATGATTAATTCGGCAGGAATAGGGTTCTCAAACACAGGAATAAATGGTCATTTTAATTCGGCTTGGTTGATAGATGGAACATTAGACATGCAATACATAAATTGTATAAATATGACAGCTGACATCGTAAAAGGTGGAACATTAAAAGTTGGTTCAAAACTAAATGAAGCCGGAAAAATTGAAATTTATGATATAGCTAATACATTAATAGGAATCTTTGATGAAAATGGCATAGTAGTTTATGGAAAAGATGGAAGCCGAGTAGTAATTAATCCAGAAGAATTCGCAGGATACGATAGCAATAATAATAAAGTGTTCTGGATGAATGGCGATGAGTTTCATATGAAAAAATCAGTAATAGAAGAAGAAATAACATTGTGTGGATTAGCTAGATGGATAGGAATTGAAACAGAAGAATACAATGGCATAGGCATAGTACCATTAACATAGGAGGAGAACATGGAAACATTATTCAGTACGAGAAAATGGTGGGATTATAGTAGCACCACTTGGGGAGCATATACCATAGAGTACGAGCATCGAAGATCAGGAGCAGATATGCAGTATCGTTTCTCTTGGAAAGTTTGGTTGAATTCAAGTGGAAGCTGGTATTATGATGCAATCAAGATGCCGATTTATTTAAATGGAAAAAATGTAGACACCATTCAAGTAAAAACTTATAACGATAGTGAAAAAGGCTGGACAAAAACAGGAACAACAGGCTGGTATACAGTAAGTGGAAAAACAAGTGGAACAGTACCGGTATACTTCCAAATAGTAGATACCGGAGGATATGCCCAAGCAGGATGGAGTGTCTGTGACACTTCAGCTACACATAATTTGTATGTCGATCCAGCAGAAAGTGTTCTAGGAAGCATTTCAAATTTCACGATAGGAAATGCCATAACAATACCGATAACAAAATATTCAAGTGATTTTTCAGATACATTAGTTATTAAGTATGGAAGCACAACCATAAAGACAATAAGTGGAATTACAAATGGAGCAAGTGTTAGTTTTACATCATCAGAGTTGAATACAATTTATTCATTAATGAGTACCGTAAAAAGTGGTACTTTTTCTTTTGGATTAACAACATACAGTGGATCCACAGCGATAGGTACAAGCTCAAAGACTGCTACAGGAAGCATTACAGATGCAAATCCTACATTCACAGCTTCTAACATTACTTACAAAGATAGTAATAGTACAACCACAGGAGTAACAGGGAACAATCAACAGCTAGTGCAGGGGTTATCAAATTTATTGGTAACATTAGCATCAGCAACCGGAAACAAAGGTGCGAGTATAACGAAATACGAAGCTACGATAAATGGAGTTACAAAGACATTGACTTCAGCAGGAAGCATTGACTATGGAGTTATAAATTCATCAAAGAATTTAACGTTAACAGTGAAGGTAACAGATAGTAGAGGAAATACAGCATCAGCAAGTAAAACAGTAACATTCCTGCCTTGGAGCTTACCTTCAGCAATAATAACATTAAAAAGAAAAAACAATTATGAAGATGAAACATACCTGAAAGTTGATGCTTCGTATTCAAGTGTTAATTCAAAAAATTCAGTTACGATTCAGTACCAATACAAGAAGAGTAGTGATTCGTCATATTCGGCTTTGACAACATTAAATGATAATGTTCAGACAACATTAACTAATGATAAAGAATCAGCCTGGAATTACAAAATAATTCTTACTGATAAATTCGGAACAACAACATACAATGTCACATTACCAAGAGGTAAATTTATTTTATTCGTGGATACAAAAAAATTATCAGTTGGTGTCAATTGCTTTCCAGCTCATTCAGAATCATTAGAAGTAAATGGAGAAAAAATAGGAGCCATAGATTTTAGTAAGATTTATCCTGTGGGAAGCATTTACATGTCTGTGAATAGTACTAATCCAAAAGATTTATTCGGAGGAACCTGGGAACAATTAAAAGATAGATTTTTATTAGGTGCAGGAGGCTCGTATTCAGCAGGAAGCACAGGTGGAGCATCTACGGTAGCATTAGAAACAGGTCACTTACCAGGACATACACATAGTTTCAGTGCAACATCAGGATCAACCACAGCGAGTCATACACATAGCTTCAGTGCAACATCAGGAGCAGTTAGTACAGGACATACACATAGCTTGAATTCACATACCCATTCAATACCAGGACATACACATAGCTTCAGTGCTAATTTTTATATAAGACATGGGGAATCAAGTGGAACAGCAACATTAGCTGCCGGAACCAATACAAGTGTAACAACAGGAGCCTATGGTTCAAGTTGGGGAAATGGTTTCAAAACAGCTTCATATTCACATAAACCAGATAGATTAAACATCAGTGGTAAGACAGGTTCAACTTCAGCAACATCAGGAGCTTCAAGTGGTTCTACAGGATATCAATCAAATAGCCATACTCACTCGGTATCAGGAACAACAGGATCCGGAGGAGCAGGACATACACATAGTGTATCAGGAACAACAGGATCCACTGGATCAGGAACTGCACATAATAACATGCCACCATACCTAGCAGTTTATGTGTGGAAAAGAACAGGATAAAAAAGGAGGAATAGAAGGAATGAAAAATATAATTAATTTTTTTACAAGTACATTTTTAACAACAGTAGTGTACTACTTGGGAGGATTAGATACAGCACTGAAAACTTTATTAATACTAATCGTTTTAGATTATGTGACAGGATTATGCAAAGCAATAATCACCAAGAAAATAAATAGCTTAATTGGCTTGAAAGGAATAGTAAAAAAAGTCGGTTATTTAATCATAGTAGCCGTATCAGTTTTATTAGATGAGGTAGTAGGTAATACAGGAGCAATAAGAAACCTGGTTATCTACTTTTTTGTTGCTAACGAAGGAATTTCGATATTGGAGAATTGGGGAGCAATGGGCTTACCATTACCAAAAAAAGTATTCGAAGTTTTAGAACAAATAAAAACTGAAAAAGGAGGTGGCAACGATGGAAAATAAGGAAATCGTGTCAGAAGAAATAGAAGTAGTAGAAAAAGATGAAGCCATATCAATAGAAGAAGACTGTGAAGGATTCGATTATAAAGAGGAGGAATAAAGATGGGATACACTTTAAATAACATTAAAAAAAGCCCATTCAAAGGCTTAAGTTCATCATGGATTAGTTCAGATTTTGGATATCGTAAATTCTGGAATAATGTTACAGGAAAGTATGTGGAAGGATATCATAATGGAATTGATATGACTTCCGGAACTTCAATAGTAGCTACAGCAAGAGGAAAAGTAACAGCATGTAGAAATACAATTAAGGGTTATACAGAAAGCCAAGCTTCAGGGAATTATGTGACTTTATACCATGGCAATAACACATACACAACATACTGCCATATGAAATACGGTAGTGTTAAAGTTAAAGTTGGAGATGTAGTAGAAGCCGGAGCAGTAATAGGAACTAAAGGAACAACAGGATTCTCAACAGGAGAACACCTTCATTATGGTGTAAAAGTAAATGGAAGTTGGGTGGATCCAAAACCTTATTTATTAGGAACTAAAGGACTTCCACAATATGGAGGAACAACACCTGCACCAACACCATCAGGAAGCTTAAAATACAAAGTAGGAGATGAAGTAACATTCACAGGAACTTTATACAGAGATAGCTATGGAAATGGAGCAGGACAAACAAGAAAGAACATAAGAGCTAAAATTTATTTAGTTAATAAAAATGGAAGCCATCCATACAATATCAATAATGGGTTAGGTTGGGTAAAAGAATCAGACCTAACACCAATTAATACAACACCAGGAAATTATTACACAGTAGTAAGAGGAGATACACTGTGGGGAATTGCTAAAAAGTTCTATGGAGATGGAAGTAGATACCCAGAGATAGCAAAAGCTAATAACATTAAAAATCCAGATTTAATTCATGCAGGACAAAAACTATTGATACCATAAAAAAACCTAGCCAAAAGCTAGGTCTTTTTTTATTCTTCAAAAATAAGTGGATCTTCACTGATAACTATTAAGTTGTATTTTTCTTTTAGAATTTTTTTTAATCTTTCAGTATCGAAATTTTTTTTGAGATATACAGAACCGGCTAAAGTTTCAACAGCCGAATTAACATGCGGTATTAGATTGCCAGTCCAAATTGCATTTAGTCGATAACCGCTAGCTAGATAGAAAGCAACAAAATCATATAGTATGTTTTTTCTAATATATTCATCACATTCCTCGCCGTGAGGTTTGACTACTTTGGCAAACTCTTCGTCACTAATATCAAAGTCATCTCTAAGCATTTTATTCTCCTTCCTTAAACCGTAATGGGTTTTCATTAATTATTTTTAGACCATATTTTATATCCAGAATTTCTGTGATTTTTTCTTTCCAAGTTATTCTATCCTTTTTAATTGAATCGACATTAAAGAAGTCTAAAGCAGAAGAAATAAAAATGTCATATGATGATTCTTCTAATTGATTTCTATATGCAGAAAAAATAAAAAATGCACAATAATCAGGAATTAAAAAATTTTTCAAATAACTTTCGACTAAATTAAAATGTGGCTCAACATAAGTTTTGAATTCAAAGTCAGTTATATCTTCAGGAGTACTTGGTCTAAACATCTAGCATCACCTCCAAACTGTTGTATTAATCACTTAGAATGGAAAAAAATGCAAGTTATATTAGAAAATTAAGTAAAACTGCTGACTTTTATCTGTTTTAATGGTAAAATAAACATATCAAAATGAACTTGGAATGATTTTATTAGAAAATAATAAAATTTTTGTAAATTAGTCAAAAACTGCTGACTTTTATTTGTTTTGATGTTAGAATTAATTGTGTTATGAAGAACACTTATAATAGATATCGGAGGGAAATAATGTATAGAGTATTAGATCTTTTCTGTGGTGCAGGTGGCTTAAGCTTAGGATTTAAATTAGCCGGTTACAAAATTGTTGGTGGAGTAGATTTCCAAGCGGACGCTATAAAAACACATGAAAAGAATTTTGATAAAAGTATTTCAATATGTGGTGATATTAGAGAAATTAAAGATGACACAGTAATAGATCTATTCGGTAATAAAGTAGATGTAATTATAGGTGGACCACCATGTCAGGGTTTCTCCGCAGGTAATAGACAACAAATTGAAAATGATCCAAGAAATAAATTATTCTTTGAATTTATTAGGTTTGTAAAAATTTTAAAACCAAAAGCGATAGTTATAGAAAATGTAAGACAAATATTAACTAAAGATAATGGCTTTGCAAAAAACAAGATTTTTGAAATATTAGAAGAGTTAGGTTATAACGTGGACGTTCGAGTTCTAACAGCTAGTGATTATGGAGTGCCACAAAATAGAAATAGAGCGGTTTTTATTGGAATTAGAAAAGACATTGGTAATATAAATTATGATCTAATAAAAAAGGAACCAAAAATAGTTACGGTAGAGGAAGCTATAGGGGATTTATATGAATTAGAAAATACTGATAATAGAATTATTAGTAGTAAACCAACAACTAAGTTCCAAAAATATATTAGAGGAAAAAGCGATTGTATAGTTAATCACGAACCAAAATATCCAAATGGCGAAGTACAAGAAAGAATGAAATATGTTCCACAGGGTGGAAATTGGCAAGATGTTCCAGAACATTTGTGGAAGGTTCAAAGAACCAACAGGCACTCATCTGCTTATAGAAGGTTAGATGCATCTAAACCATCAATTACAATAGATACAGGACATATGAATTACTTTCATCCACTATTCAATAGAGTACCAACTGTTAGAGAATCTGCACGTTTGCAATCTTTTCCAGATGATTTTGAATTTGTAGGAACACCAACTAGCCAACTAAGACAAGTTGGAAATGCAGTACCACCGTTAATGGCAAAAGCAATTGCGAATTTAATTAAGGATGTGTTAGACAATGAAAAATAAAAATGTAATTGATTTATTTTGTGGATGCGGTGGTTTTTCAAAAGGATTTGAGAACGCTGGTTTTGAAGTGGCATTGGCTTTAGATTGTTGGAAAGATGCAATTGATACTTTTAATATAAACCATAAAAAGCCAGTAGGTGTTACAAAAAATATTTATGATTTTACAAATGAAGAGATAAGCGAATTTGGTAAAAAGAATAATGTAGTTGGTATTATTGGAGGTCCACCATGCCAAGGATTTAGTATGGTTGGTAAGCGTGAAGCCAGTGATGAAAGGAACACATTGTATTTACAATATGTAAGATTTGTTGAACAAATTAAACCTGAATTTTTTATTCTAGAAAATGTTAAGGGATTATTAACTTTGGAAAAAGGATATTTTAAAAAGGAAATAATTGAAAGATTTTCAGAATTAGGATATAACGTTACATACAAAGTATTACGAGCATGTGATTATGGAGTACCACAAAAAAGAGAAAGAGTATTTTTTGTAGGATTAAGAAAAGATAAATTTAAAGATAAATTTTTTGAATATCCAAAACCAGTTGAACACATAATTGGTACAGAAGAAGCGTTGTGTGATTTACCATCTTTAGATAATGGAGAATTGGCAACAGAATATAAAACACCACCACAAAATGATTTTCAAAAATTAATGAGAAAAAATTCAAAAACAATAAAGAATAATGAAATAACTGAACATACAGAACAAACAAAAAAAATAATTTCTATGATTCCAGATGGTGGAAATATTAAATCATTACCAGAAGAATATTATAAAGTTAGAAATTATGGTTCAGCATTTAAAAGAATGAACAGTAAAGAACCATCAACAACAATTGATTGTGGTCATAGAAATTATTTTCATTACAAAGAAAATAGAATTCCTACAGTTAGAGAATCTGCTAGAATCCAATCTTTTCCAGATGATTTTGAATTTGTTGGTACAAAAACAAGCCAATATACTCAAGTTGGAAATGCAGTTCCTGTTATATTAGCAGAAGCTATTGGTAAGGCAATGGTTGACATGTATGAAAAAAATAATTAATAAATTAAGCTTAATATAAAAATAAGCTTTTTTTTATGTTATAATATATGAGAACGGATTACTTTTGAGTTCGAAGAAAGGGAGTCAAATATGTACAATGCTAGTAACCCATTTTGTAGGGAAATAAGAGAAACACAATCTAAATATAAGATTGTGAAAAAAAACGTAACACAACAAAGTTCTTATAATTTGTCGTTAGAACTAGAGAATTACTTATTAAGCACAGGAGCAATTGTGAAGCTTGATAATATTGGAGATGAAAATAATATTTATTATTCATTAGCCAATGGGGTAAGACTAATTTTATCAAAAAATGTTTTGAATTTAATCGGTAAAGAATATGATAACATTAATAATAAAATTATTTTTGTTCATACCATAAGTGGACCAACAGAAAAATTCCAAATTAGAAGAAAAGATCATAATTCACCAGAACAATCACTTGTGTGGTTCAAAGAATTATATGATAAAAATTGTGAAGGTGCTATTTTTAAAATACATTATGATAACTACTCAAATGCAGTAATTATTGATAATGATTTATGTCTATCAAAAACAATGGATAGTTTAGAATCATCATTTGATGATGAAGAAAAAGATTTTATTACATTATACAGAGAATATTATTTAAATAAAATTGAAACTCAAAAACAAGAGGAAAAAACAAGTACTAGAATTGCAAAAAGAAATGAGTTTATAGAAGAATATCCATTGGAAAGATTAAAAGAATTATCACTAGATGAATATGCTTTAGGTACTGAAAATTCTAAAGATAGTTTTTCATATAAATTGGAATTTGGAAAATATAAATATGCAGGAGCAGGAGTTGGTGGAAATACAGCTGCTAAGTTTGGTATTTATAAAAGCAAAGATACATATAACATCAATGGAGATAGAGCAGTAGATTCGCCGGAAGAATATTGGGAACAATTAAGAGAAAGCTTGTATGAATTTTTAGTTGAAATTGGAAAAGCAGACGAGCCATTCACAGCTTATAATAAATATCCAATGTTAAAAGGAATGTCTATGGTATTAACAAAATTATGCTTTTTATACTATCCAACTAAATTTATCAATATTTGCTCAAAGAAAAAACTAAGTTTATTAATGAATAGTTTTGGATTTAATTATAATAATAATGCACAAGCAGAAGAACTTTCATTTACATTAAATAAATTAATAAGAGAAAAAATAGAAGAATTAAATAGTAATGAAGCAGAATATATTGGAGATACAATGTGGACTTTTATTGATGATGTAATTTTAAATGATGAAGAAGCTATTGAAGAAGTGTCAGAAATAGAGAATAATGAAGAAATTAAAGATTATACAAAAAATGATTTCTTGTCACAAGTATTTATAGATGAATCTAAATATGACACAATGGTATCTCTATTAGAAAAAAAGAAAAATATAATTTTACAAGGAGCTCCAGGTGTAGGAAAAACATTTATGGCTAAAAGATTAGCATATTCAATTCTTGGTAAAAAAGATGATAGTAAAATTACATTTATTCAATTTCATCAAAGTTATTCATATGAAGAATTTGTAGAAGGGTATAGACCAACTGATAATTCCTTTACATTACAAAGAGGAATTTTCTACAATTGTTGTGAAAATGCTAAAAAGAATCCAGGACATAATTATTATTTAATTATTGATGAAATCAACAGAGGGAACTTAAGTAAAATTTTTGGAGAATTATTAATGCTTATTGAAAGTGATAAGAGAGAACATAAACTGCAATTAGCATATTCAAATGAAGAATTTAGCGTTCCAGAAAACTTATACATAATTGGATTAATGAATACTGCAGATAGATCGTTAGCACTTATTGACTATGCATTAAGAAGAAGATTCTCATTTGTTAATATAGAACCAGCATTTAAGAATGCAAAATTTAAAGAAACATTTGCTCAAATTTTTGATGGAGATTATGCGGATGAATTGAAGTTGATTGAAGACATTAATCAAAAAATTTCATTGGATCCATCATTGGGAGAAGGATTTATGATTGGACATAGTTATTTTTGTCCTAATATAAAAGGTAGAAAAGCAAATAGACAAGATATGAATGAAATATTTGAATATGACATTTTGCCATTAATAGAAGAATATTGGTATGATGAAAAAGAAGAATTGGACAATTGGAAAAATAGAATTAAAAATATTATTTCAAGATAGGATGTGATTGAATGATTAATGTAGATAATAAAATTAAAAATATATATTACATGTTATGTTATTCATTCAATAAAGACTTATTAACTGAAAAAAGTGTATCAGATGTTAATGATGAATCATTTGATAATATTTATAATTTATTTTCAATGATTTTATGTTTGATGTTAAAGAAACAAATAAAAAAAGGAATGCATCGTGATTACATCAGAGAAAGCGATGAATTGATTACCATAAAAGGGAAAATAAATTTAACGGAAACTATAAATAAAAATTCTTTATTAAAAAAACGAGTTGTTTGTAACTATGATGAATTTAGCGAAAATAATTTGTTCAACCAAATAATTAAGACAACATCAAATTATTTAATTCGTTCATCAAAAATAGGGAAATTTACAAAAAATGAATTAAAAAAATATATGATCTACTTTAATAATATAGATATTATTGAAATTAAATCGATAAATTGGGATACTCTTAGATTTAATAGAAATAATAATAGCTACAAAAATATAATATTAATATGTAGGTTGATATTAAACGGTTTAATAGTTACTAATAAAAAAGGCGAAAGTAAATTTAGGGAATTCCTGGATACTACAACTGTTAGTGCTATCTATGAAAATTTCTTAAAAGCATATTTTAGAAAACACTATGATTTTAATGCAAGTTCAAGAATATTGCATTTAACAGAAGAAAATGCAATGTATATACCAACAATGAGAACTGACATTACATTAGAATATAATAATAAAATGTTAATTATAGATGCTAAATTCTATGATAAAATTCTAAAGGATGGCTATATAAATGGAAGTAAAATAATAACCCCAGGAAATATATACCAAATTAATGCATATGTAGAAAACCAACAACAGAAAATAGGGAAAGATAATGTTTATGGTATGTTACTATACGCTCAAACAACAGATGAGCCTATTATAGATTCGTATGTTCAAATTAATCAAAAACTAATAATGATAAAAACGATTGATTTAACAAGAGATTGGTTAACTATAAAAACCACATTGGATAAAATTGCAAATGATTTTATCAATGATAAATTCGAAAAAAAAGAGATTACAAATCAGTAATCTCTTTTTGTTGATTAATGTTTTCAATAAAATTATATTGTGGATCAGAAATTTTTGCCATTTTTTCATATTTAATAAAATCCCAAAGTGCTTCAGTAAGTCCGCATTTTTCACAAAT